CCGCTTCTTTCACCCTTCAGGAAGGCAAGGAAGCGCCTCAAAAAGAGCCGGGCACAGTCAGTTCCCAGCTGGGAGCTTTCACTCTCTTTGGTAGCGCATACCGCAAAACGCCCCAGTCCGAAACTGTCCTGTTGCGGTACGATGTGGTAAGACAAGTCCTCGCTTGCGTTGATGTGCAACCCACGACGGAAAACATAGAAAGTTTTCGGGATTCTTCTGTCGGTATCGATTTCCATACGCTTGTAACCGTGGTGTTCCAATAACCGGACCAGTTCCCTGTTTGTCGGAATTGTATGTCCGATCCAGTCCGGCCAGCTTATATTTTCTATTATGTGTCCGTAATTGTCATATAATATGTTGAACTGTTCCTGGTATTCATCGTAAAATTCCCCGTTCCCGTTGCACATTTCCTCCAACGCGATGCCGTTTTTACGGACAAGGGCAAGGTCGCCCAGTCCACACGCGATTTCATTGAGCAGCGTGCGTTCCTCATCCCTGTCTTTTGCCGTTCCGTAAATTCTAAGCAGGGAATACCGGTGTAGCGCCGAACGGGATGGCATATCCAGTTTTTCCCATATCCCATCGTCTCCTATAGCCTGTCTGGTGTTTTCCGGAAGTCCGTACCACCACTTGTCCAAATTGTTTGTATCCATAATTCCTGAATCAGATTGTTTTCAAATTCTGTTTTGAGTACCATGCCTGATACGCGGCGGCATACTCCTGACGTTCCCGTTCCAGGGAATCTCTCATCTCAGGGGTGTACCCGAGCAGGCGGATGTATCCTCCGTTATAGCCGGTGAGTTCGCACCTTATTCCGGCTTCCTCCAGTTTGTCGATGCGTTTTTGGGCCATTTTTGCGCTTGAATATTCCTTCGGCCAAAAATAGAGTTCGCCCCGTGAGCCGAAACAGTCCTCCCCTAGAATTATTTCCCCGGCATACTTCCGGCTTTCGATGAAGCCGAAACGCGCTTTGCCCAATGCCCGCTGCATTGCCTTGTGTGCCGGACCTTCCGGATGCTTGAATACCTCCGGCTTGTCTTTGCTGCCGAGTCTGGGCGGTTCCACCTTGTACGGCTGTTTGTAACTTCCGATTCCGAGCGTCAGGTAAAAGTTGGTATGGAAATAGTCCGTCATGGGGTCGCTGTCATCGAAATTGTACGACATGATGAAATCGCAGATATTCATCATTACTTCTTTTGCCCTGTCCGTCAAGGATTTGTCTGAATGGATATGATGGTGGTTGACATCGCCTTGAACTTTTCCAGACTCTTTGGTGAACGCCTCGAAATCCGCTTTCATCAACCGGATATGGATGGAGTGGCAATTCTCCCGTCTGACGGAGAACTTGTATCCCGGATAGGTCTCCTTGAGCCATGCCCGTACCAGTTCCACGATTTCCGGCGCGTGCTGTCCCTTGTAATTGCGGCCTTTCCAGCGGTATTCGTTATACACGTACTCGGTGTATTCCTTTGCCGTGGCTCCCGGATAGTCATGTTCATATCCGGTTGAAGCCGCTGAAACATCCGGTTTGTCTTTCCATATCCCGTACAGTTTTTCAAACTCGGTGTTCACCCGTTGCATGATTGCAGTGTCACCACCCTTGTCCGGATGGTGCTGCAATGCCAGGCAGCGGTATTCCTTCTTCAGATCCGCCATGCTGTGTATGTTCTGAAAATAAGCCATAGCCATAAGTCTTTATGCCCCTGCGAGGCGGTTGATAAAATATTCCTGATAATCAAGGTCAAGCCCGAGGTTGCTGCACGCCATCCCGATGTCGTCTCCCCTCAAGTCATCCGCTTCCTGCAATTCACGCAGGTATCTGATTTCGGAATCCAGGTATTCCTGCGCTTCCGTCTGACTGCAACCGCATGAGTTACTTATCAGTTCAATGATGTTTGTCTGCATATCATTCGTTGTTTGAGGTATGTTTATTATAGATTTCCCGTTTATATTCGTAGTCCCGGCTGTTCCACCACCGGCCTGCCGCATCGACAAATGTCTGCGGACTTTCGGCAGGCGGACAGTCACAGACTTTCAACCCTGTGATTTGTTCTTTTGACTCAAGACCACATGACTCCCACCAGGACTGCATCTTTTGTGTGAATTCCGCTTTGGTACAGAAAAAGGTCTGGTCAACGCATTCTTCACACCATTTGCCGTCACACCAGTGCCCGTCATTGTCATCATACACATAGCTGATACGTTCATCCGTGTTGGCGTTTATCCATACTTGAATTTCCAACTGCCGTGAGCCGCATTCTTTGCATACAAGGATGTCGGAATCGTCCGGTTCTTTTCGGAAAGCCCTGCCGTCATAAAGCGTAACGGCACGTTCAACAAGTAACTTCTGATAGTTCTCCGACAATCCGGCAAAGAACCGTTCCGCGGCACCGAAAATGGCATTGTCTGCCGACACGGACCATTTATCCCAAAAGTGCCGGTACATATCTCCAAATACTACCTTGCATTCTTCCTTGCTCCAGGCGTTCCACATGTAGTAGAAGAAACTGGAGACTGCATTTTCCGCCTGATATTTCATGGTTCTTCCGTTTTGGGTTCAACATCTTTTGTCTCTTCCAATTGCCGCCATGCAGCATCGTACATTTCATGGAGCCAGTCTATATTCCTTGCGCCGAGTTCAAACGGGCCGTAGCATTCCACCTCATCACCGCTTTCTTTCTCTTCGGCAATGACGGTCAGGCTGCCCTCCATTATCCGGACACCCGTTACCCGGCATTCATACGGGTCTCCGTTTTTCCCGAACCAGATTATCCATACCGGGTCATCTTCCCGGTTCGTAAAGGCAAGTTCCGCCAGTGAGTGCGCCTGAAGCAACTGCCGTATCGCTTCAATGATGCCATTACGTAGTTCCTCAATCCGGTCGCTGAAATTCATCGCGATGTATTTTGCCCGGGCTTTCCTGCCCGTTTCCTTGATCGAGAGTATCTGCGATTCGGGATGGATGCCGAAGTTCCAGTCCGTTACCTCGTCATCATCGCGTGTCGTGTGGATATTGCCGCCCAGTACCAGACCGCAGTCTTCCTCTACCATTCTTTTTGCTTCTTCGCGGTTCCCTGCCGCTACCATGTAAGTGCCCTCGAAGGCGTATCTTACCCTTACTTCATATTTTGCCATACTCCTATAATTGGGTTGTTGATTGTTGATGTTACATGATTGATTGTTGTCCTGATTCCTCGAAGTATGCCGGTGATATCCGGTACAGTTCGGGAAGGTTCAGTTTTACCATCGGGTATTCCACCCATCCGCTCCTGCGCCTGTAACCCGTATCTTCGGCAAGATTGTATCTTATGAGAAAGTCCATCGCTTCCGGATTGTTGTTGATGTCAACAAATGCCTTGTCGGGAATCCCGAAGGCCGGAAAGTCCTCCAGATTGACGGTCAGTACCGTATAAGCTTCCCCGGTCTTCGGTACTTCCAGGCTCAAGGCAAGCCAGCCATTCGGATAAAACCCAGGGACAAGTTTCAATTTTCTTTTATGGTATGGATATGTCTTGCCATGCCGGTTCTGACCGGAATCCATGATTTCGAAATCTTCTTCGCCTTCAGTAAATGACCGCATCGGGCAGGATACATCATAATAGCAGCCGTCTTCGTGACAGCACAGGTATTCCTTTCCTTCGGAGAGGATGATGACATATTTCTTTTCCATGACTTTATGATTTTAATGGTGGATACTTGATTTTATGAGGCGACAAGGCTTATCCTCTCACCGAAAAAGGAGTCATCCACCCCGTACACATGCCGGATGGAGCATTCATACTTGGAACGTTCGTCATCCAGCCGGAAACGGAAACCGTGATAGTCTTTCACTTCCAATTTCAGCCTTACGTCTTTCTTCAGTTCCATTTCAAGCAGGCTTCCGCCGCCATATGTTGAACTGAAAAGTCCGCAACAGTTGCCTTTGGGGATAACGACCTCTTCCAATGAAAAGCCGGCTTCATACAGTTCTTTCAGGTTCACCCTGCCTATATAGGTCAGCAGGTTTGCCCCGCAGCAGGAATTGATAAGCTCCTCATAGAACTGTTCGTATGAGACCTGCTCCCTGCCGTTCCGGTTTTTACGGTTCGGGAAACGCCCGTAGGCCTTGTAGCCGTGCTTTGTCAGGATTTTCTTTACTCTCGCCGGATTGAGGTTCAGGCTGTCCACCATGTCCCCGAAATAGGACTCCTCGTACCTGTAACCGCCCTGCGATTCAAACCAGTGGGAGTTGATGCAGTCATAGTTGGAAAGCATCTCCACCCGGATGGGGATGTCGTCCGTATGCATTATCAGCTCCTTTATCACATCCGAATCATTTCGGCTGTAAATCTCGTCACGGATTTCATCTTCGTGCTCATCGAAGAAGTCATCCACATCCTCTTCGTCAAAGTCATTAAAGACGGTACATTCCTCTTTCAGTTTCGCGATGATTCCACGGACAGCCTCCCATTCGGCATCGCTGTACCACACGTCTGCCTCTTCCCACAAATGCTCACGGCTCTTGCTGTCAAGGCATTTTTGAATCAGGCCGCGGTGGTTGTCAAGATTGTCATCATAGTCCGTCCATACCAGCGTATAGGCCGGTTCCATCAGGGATTTGATGAAATCCAATGTCAATGTTTTCTGTTCATCCATTTCTGTTACCTGTGTACGGCAGGGTTCCTTTTCCCGTACATACCGTTATAAATGACAGAAGCGGCCTTCAAGCCGCCTCCGTGTGTTTCCTAACCATATAGTTCCTTCACGATCTTGTCGTATATTTCCTTTGCCATTTCCGTATTCCGGTTGAAGTGGAAATAAGCCGTGTATCTGTATCCTGTTCTTGGCACTCCTCCGCACTGCTGTATTGCCCTGTCTATCTCCCAGTCGATATCACCTATGCCAAGAGATATGCTTGTGCCATGCAGCATACACCGTGCGAGTTTCAATGCGGAATCTGTCTTGTCTTCCTTGCGCAACCGGTCGAAAGCCATCAGCGCGATTTGTCTGTTTGAAATCTTTATCTCTTCCATATATTTTGCATCTGTTTGGGTCAGACAATCCCGGTAAGTTGCCTGAATCGCGCAACTATTTCATTGCATTTGCTTTGGGCAAGTTCCTCATATTTTTTGCAAATGGCACAGTATGCCTTCCAAGGTTGGCCTCTAAGCTCGTGCTCGTATGAGGACCTGACCAATTCCGGATATTCTTCAAAAAGTGTCTTGAATGCTTTACGCCATTTGCGCCCTTGCCACAATCCGTTTGCTATCAATGTTATGAATTCAAACATCTGTTCGTCTGTTTTCACATCCAATGCATAAAAATGGTCTGTTGTCGGCCACACGTTGTTGGAATGCTGCCAAGTTTCTATCTGCTTGGTTTTGGCATTGTATGCCATTCTTGTAATTACCTGGTGACTCATATTGATATGTTTTTAGTTCATTACCGTATTGTCTCTTTTCCTGTCACGGCTTGCCAGCATCCCGAAATGGATGCTGAATATGCGCCGGCTGAAGCAGAGCGGCGAGTTGTATTCCACCCGTTGCCACAGGGTAAAGTGGTTGTCGGAGAATGACCATCTGAAATATCCTGACAACGAGCCGAATAGCGGATTGGCATTCCTGTTTATCAGGAACCTGTTCACATCCACGATGTGCCCTGCCGTCAGGAGAATGTTCAGTATCTCCACAAACGCCATTTGCGAATAGGGGTCAACTGGCATTACCGGTCCTTTGAAGTTGATTTCCATCTTGTATATGTTTATATGCTTTAATCGTAATTGTCATCGAATACCTCGAAACGGGGAATACCCGTGTCGAAATAGTTGCTTGATATGCCCGGACAGTACAGCAGGCTGTCATCCCCGCTGTCCGGGCAAGGCTCATCGTCGATATAGGCCGCATTTCCATAAAGTTCGATATAGTGCGCCACCAGCAGGTGCGGGTCTTCCGTACTGATGTCATGCCCGTAGCCATGGGCGGCGGTGATCGTGTCGGCTAGTTCGTCAGAAATAGGCACTATCCGCTGCTTGTCGCCTTTGCCGCGCACTATCAGCGACCGGCCGACAAGATCGCGCATCACATCACGACTGTGTACGGCCGCTATTTCGGCCCTTCTTAGGCCCGCTTCGGCCGCCAACCTAATCATGGTGCGTTCCGCCGCGTTCGCACGCCCTAGCGCCGCTAGAATCACGCTATCCGGACAAGGGCGCGGGTGCGCGTGCGGACGTCGGACGCTTGGCAGCGCTTCGGCTGGATTAGCCGCCGCGCGTCCGGTGGTATGCAGCCACGAAAAGAAGCCGGTAACGGCATTGCGATAGCTCTTGCGCGTTTCCGGTTTCCACTCATGCCGGGCGAACCACGACACAAGCGCGCCGTCGCTCACATCAGCGGGCACGCCTTGAAGATCGCGTGCCATCTGCGACAGTTGGCACCGCCGCGTCGTTAGAGTGCCCTTGGACTGACCGCCCGCCTTCAGAACATCGAGATACTGGGTTATTTCTTCGCGCCACACCGGCGGCGCATTTATCTTCTTGGACATACGCCCACCATGCCCAAAACGCATCAAGCCGTCACGGTATAACGCCGTGACGGCTTGATATTGGTAGCGGGGACAAGATTTGAACTTGTGACCTCTGGGTTATGAGACCACCCAAGGACGCCCAACAGTCCGGCCATGCCCCACCGTATTCGACCGTCGCCATCAACGGCGACGTTGTAACCCCCATTCTTCGCGCGGGCTTCAATAACCCTGTTCGGTGTCAAGTCGGGATTAGTCAGATCATCTAGCCCGACTTGCAGAATATCCGACACTTCTAGCATGTCGTCAAAAGTCCATTGATAGCCGTTCTTCAGCATCCTAGAGAACGATTGGGGCATCTTGCCGAGCGCTTCGGCTACTTCCTTCTTGGGTATATGCAAGACGGCAAGAATCATGTTTATGTTGTTTATCGCCACGTCGCACGAAGAAGTGCGCCTTGCCGGTGGCGTTGCTAGTGCTGTCGTCATAGCCTCATTCTAAGCACTTTCGTTTAACTTGGCAACACGCCGGTATTTCTATCCAGCTTGCCCAAACGGATACGTTTAGCTATAACTTAACGTATGAGTTTAGAGACAGACCCCGGCGTTAGTCCAAAACGGATTAGACGCCTCTTGCGCCGCCGCAAGGTGAAACAGCGCGAACTAGCCGAAGCAATCGGCATGGCGGAACAGACTCTTTCAAACAAAATGCACGGCCTTCGGACGTTCACCCTGAAAGACCTTGTATGCATTGCCGACCAACTAGATACGTCGGTGGACTACCTAACCGGCAGAATCGAGGAACCGCAAAATGTTCGGTAGACGACAGACGACGGCTATGGAATATAAGCCGGTGCCGGTGAATTACACGCCGGTGACGCGCGCGGCCGACCTGATCGCGGGCGACTTGGTGACGTACAACGACGGCCATTCGATTGTCACGGCCGTGGTTATCGCTATCACCGAGGATTGCCGCCCGGTGCTTCAGAAGGGCGAGTACGGCGTGAGGCGTGGGGCCGACGCCTTCGACCTGTTCATGCCGCGTGACGGCTGGACGTTCGTGGGCGCTTACCGCAAGGCCGATCATGCACTATGAGAAGTCGCTTCGGTGGAAGGGCGGTGACAATGAAGATCGTTAGAAGCGTGTTGGCCGCGCCTTTCGCCCTGTTGGCGTTTCTGTTCATGTTCCTTGCCTCATGTCTAGCCAAGGCGGCTATGGGTATCGCCGGCATCGGCGGTAAGGGGCCTATCACAATGAAGGTGCAGTTATGAGTTCCCGAGCTTGGGTGGCTAACAACCCGGAATATCCCGGAATTTTCGAGCTTCGGGCCGACAGTGGCGACATTTGCACAAGGCAAGTGTTCACACGGCCTCAGCTCGAACAGCTCAGGGCGTCAATCAACGACGCCTTGGCAAACGACGACGTGGCGCGCCGAAGACAGTAGGCGACCCCGATAACTGAATGTGCCGCAATCGGTGAACGACCCTAGGTAAGCCGTAGCACGCGAAAAAGGACCCTAGCGCGCCTTGCCCAGCGCGTTACAAACACGCCGCATGTGGTGCGGTGGTTAAGACGGCGACGGCACGCCATGCGGGATTACTGAACGACTTGGGGCGCATTGTCAGGGCGCAACAGGGTGCAACACCGTCATACGTGGCGGGCCTCTTGTCGTGACCTTGCGCGCGGTCTTCGGGCCGCTGACCTATGCGACGGCCGTGGCTCCGCTTTAAGAGCTTTTGCGATCGCGTGGCGAACCTTGCGGATAGCGGAACGGCGAAGCCTTGCGGCTTCGCCGCTTTCCTTTATCACGCGCTTAGGTTCCCCGCTCTAACCGCCCACCACTTTAAGAGACATGAAAAACCAACCTGACCACCTAGCAGACATCAACGAGACGAACGAAACGAGGTAACGAAATGGGTTATGCAGTCAGCTACAAACCGACCAAGACAAGGGCGCGACGACAGACCCCGGCGACCAAGGCTCAGCGTACCAAGGACATCAAGGACGCTATCCGCTGGAACGTCGCCCGACTGGAACACGACACCGTGGGCAGCGACACCGTGAGCCGTTCCCTCGTTATCCAGTTGCTCCACCTGAACCAGATCGCACCGACCGCCGACCCGACCGGCGACCACGTTATGCAGCAGCTAATCAAGGACGGTATCGTACTCAGACCGTCCAAGCGCGCGGGCGTGCAAGTGTTCGGCCGAGAAGACCTGATTAACTCGCTCAAGGCATGGGTAGGTATGAAGTGAATCCACGCGCGAAGTTGACCACGGCACAGGCGGCGCGCTATCTCGGCGTCTCGCAAAGGCAGATGGAACGGATGAGGGGCGACGGCACCGGGCCGATATGGTTCAAGGCGGGCGACGCCATCAACAGCCCTTGCATGTATGAGGTTGGCGACCTCGACGTGTGGGTGCGCACGCAGAAGGCGAAGTGATTGTATGGGGCGACGGCAGACTATCGACCCGTTTGTGAGGGCCAAGGTCATAGAGACATGGGGAAATGATTGTTGGCTGCGTCTGCCCGGCTGCACGCGAGTGGGCACCGAAGACGACCACATAGTGCCGCACTCGCATGGCGGTATGGACACGGTGCCTAATATTCGTCGCGCGTGCAAGCACTGCAACGCATCCCGGCAAGATCGCGTATTGTACGGCTATGGCGCTCGGCTGCACATGATCGTAGTCCCGCCCGGCTCATGCGACCGCGAGGCCGTGGACTACATCGACGCGCACAAGAACGCGGGCGACCCCGTGGTCAGCTTCAGCGCCCTTGCCGCCGCTATGGGCCTCACCAGCCCCAGCCTTGCCGAGCGGCGCGCGGTGGCTATGGCGTGGTCGGGCGCTTACCGACAGTTCGCCATATCGTCGGAACCTATCGACGTGTGGTGTACGCGCACGACGCCCAGCAGCAAGCGGCACCCCCGCATGATGGATGAATGGATAGCGCTCGACTATGACGTACGGGTGATTGACCCCGGCTTCAGCATCGAGTGGGAGAGGGCGAAGGACGACGCTACCCGCAAGAGGGTGCGGCAGTGGTACGCGCTGCATCTATCGCAAGCCCTTGTGGACGCTCGGAAAGAAGAACGACGCGCGCAGCTCGTTGCCCTTGGCCTTCGCAGTGATCGCGCGCAATCTTCTTCGCGGCCGGAATGGTGACGCCGTTTTTTAAACAGCCGACGACGGAAAAGACCCCGCGCCCAGTTTTTCACTCTCTCGAACCGGACAAAAAAATCTAGAAAACGGCGGAATACCAACGAAAACAAGCAACAAGAAGAGGTGAACGAATGCAAATGACGCTAGAAGGATTCGAGGACTACTACGGCCCCAACGATGGCCTACAGGAACGCGCCACGAAGGAACTTATCGACAGTTTCATGGAAGGCCGTACCCTGAACCCCAGCGCCCGGTATATCTGCAAGACCATGATCAATATCGCGCGCAACTTCGACGCCCTGAACGCCAAGGGCCGCGACACGTCGCGCGTCATGGCGCAGCTTTTGGCATGGTATCAGGAACTAGAAACCAAGTTCCCGGCGCAAAAGGAAATCGACCCCGCCCTTGCCGGATTGCTGCAAGAGGCGAAGGCATGACGCCGGTACGCGGCGGCACCCCGCGCAACCCCGACCGGAAGACGGACGGCCCCATAGTCGCCAAGTTCGCGCGGTTGCTCGGCACGCCGCTATTGCCGTGGCAAAGAATGGTTGCCGACGTGGCGGGCGAAATCGACCCCGATACCGGCACCTACTACTATGACACGGTGATTCTTTCCACGCCGCGTCAGTGCGGAAAATCCACGCTTGTGGACGCGGTGGATACCCGTAATTCGCAGTGGGGGCCTGATCGCTTCATCTACTACTTGGCTCAGACCGGCAAGGATGCGGGCGACCACTTTAAAAAATACCTGAAGACCATACAGGCATCGCCCTTGTCGGCCATCACCACACGGCCGTACTTGGGCGCGGGCGACCTTCGCCAACCGTTCGCCAACGGCTCCGTTATCATGCCCAAGAGCGTGACGAAGGTGGCGGGCCACGGAGTACAGGGCGACAAGATCACTCTGGACGAAGCTTTTAGCCTCAGTGAGGAAACCGGTAATACCATCCTCGACGGCTTCATGCCCACGATGGCGACGCGCCTTAAGGCCACGGGCGTGCAGCCGCAACTTTGGATTACCAGCACCGAAGGCACGGCCGAATCGACGTTCTTCAACCGCCGTCTTGACGCTTGCCGCGCGGGCGAGCAATCCCGGCGCACATGTTGGTTCGACTTCGGCCTTCCGGCCGACGCCGACCCCGAAGACCTCGACGCCATCATGAGCCATCATCCAGCGGCGGGGCTTTTGTGGGACAGATCGCAGCTAGTGGACTTCCGCGAGCAATTCAAGGGCAATCCGGCCGGTTGGGCGCGCGCCTTCGGCAACAGGCGCGACGAAGGCATAACCGACCGCGCCATAGATGAAGCGACGTGGGCGCAGACAGTCACCGCGCCCATAAGCCCCGCCGACCTGAACGATAGGCCGGTGGTTTTCGGTGCAGCCGTGGACGTAGATTCTACCCACACCAGCATCAGCGCCGGAATCTGCAACCCGGACGGCACCATCACCACGCAGCTGCTGAAGATACTGGACGGCACCGGCTACGCGCCCGAAGAGCTACGTCGTCTGTGCGCCACCTATGGCGCGCCGGTGGTGATCGACAACCGTGGAACCGCCGCCGACCTATCCGACCGCTTGCGCCATATGACCGACAGCGACGGCGACCCCGCGCTTGTGTTCGTGGACATGGAAGCGGCCGACTACCTCACCGTCGGGCAAAGCTACGTGAGCGGCCTGACCAACGGTGCGATATGGCACGCGGCCGACGCCGACCTTGACGCTAGCGCGGCCAACTCGGCGCGCAAGTGGGCGGGCGACGCATGGCGCGTGAGTCGTCGCGGCTCCACGGGCCTCACGTCGCCGCTGGAATCGTGCATGTTGGCCGCGTGGGGAGCGGCGCACAGGCCCGAAGAGGCCGGGCCGCTGCAGATCTTCTGACGGTACTTGGCGGTACTTGGCGGTACTTGGCGGCACGACGGTAGACCGTTCCAGCGTCGTGCGCGCATAATCGGCCGCATGAACCTTTGGCAGCGTATGAAGATCGCGGGCCGCGTGCTGACGCGCGGTGCCGACGACGACATGCCGGACGGCATCAAGCCGCCCGCGCGTGCAAGCGTGTGCGACCCGCTGAGTTTGTCCACCGTGTTTCGCGGCGTCCAAGTGTTGCAGACCGCCATTACCGGTTTGCCCATTCATGAGATGCGCGGCGGCGTCAAGCTGGACACCGTGAGTTCCCTCGTGCTGCAACCTGACGTGAACAGATCGCGCCGGGACTTCTTGGCCGACATGGTGGCATCGATGGTCATTGACGGCAACGCTTTCGTCCGCCTTGTGCGCTTCGGCGGTGACATCGTGTCTTGCGAGGTGCTGCCGCCCGCCCTTGTCGTCGTGTCCGACGACGGCAGCGACCCCGCCGCGCCGAAGCTCCGTTATAGCTATCTCGGCAAGGACTACACCGCCAACGACATCGTGCATTGCAAGTTTCTGAACGTTCCCGGCCGTTTGCGTGGACTGGGTCCCCTATCGGCGGCGCGCGAGGAAGTTGAAGGCGCTCAGATGGCGCGCGACTACAAGGCCAAGTTCTACACGGATTCTTCCAACATCAAGGGTTATTTGCAGACGGAAGAGAAGGTGACGCCCGAGATCGCCAAGAACGCCAAAGAGGCGTGGAAGGCGACCGGCACAGCCGCCGACGTGAAGGTGCTCGGCTCGAAACTGAAGTATGTCCCTTTGGATATGAAGCCGGCAGACCTTCAGTTTCTCGAAACGCAGAAGTTCGACACGACTCAGATCGCGCGACTTCTCGGCATCCCGGCGTCAATCATGCTTGCCGCAGTTGACGGCTCGAACCTGACCTATTCCAACATCGAGCAATCGTGGATTGAATTTGCTGACTACACGTTAGCGGCCTACACGGGCGAAATCGAGGAACTGTTTAACCGCTTGTTGCCGCGCGGCCGTACCGCCGCGTTCGACTGGGACAGCAGCCGCCGCGCTGACATGTCCGACCGTTACGCCGCCTATGCTTCGGCGCTCGGCGCGGGATGGATGGACGTAAACGAGATCAGGGCGCGCGAGGCGCTGCCTCCCAAGATCGCAGCACCGCAACCGGAAGGGGTGAACAATGAAGCATGAAATCGGATTGAAGGGCGTATGCCTACGCGCCGCCGAAGACGGCGACGGCCGCACGCTGGAAGGCGTGGCCGTGCCGTTCGGTCAGGTGATTGATACGTGGAACGGTGCCGAGACGTTTGACAGTTCGTGTGTGTTCGACGGCGTGGACACGGCCAAGCTCTGCTACCAGCACGGCGAGCTTATCGGCCGCATCACCGACGCCGACAGCCGGGCGGACGGCTTGCACATCACGGCCCGCATCAGCGACACGCAGCTAGGCCGCGACGTCGTGGCCCTGTTGCGTGACGGCGCGCTGGACAGCCTCAGCGTCGGTTTCATTCCAGTGGAATCAGAAACCGACAAGGACGGTGTAACACACCGCAAGCGCGTGCGCCTGTTGGAAACGTCGGTGGTGTCGTGGCCCGCGTATGAGGCCGCGAAGATCACAGACCAACGCAGCGCCGACCCCCACGGAAACATGTCCAAAACCGGAAACGACAACGAAAGCGAGGAAACCCGTATGGACGCGGAACTTACCGAAACCCTTGAGGCCATCAAGGACGAACAACGCAGCATCAAGGCCGCTATCGCCAAGGGCGGCGCGAACACCGCGCCCAAGGTCATCGGCGGTGAATACCGTACAGCGGGCGCGTACCTTCAGGCCCTGAACCGTGGCGACGACGCGGCCGTGCAGCTCATGCACGAATGCCGCGACCTCATCACCACCGGCAATACCGGCAACACGACAACTTGGATTGCCGATGACCTCCGCCTCATCGAACAGCGCCGTAAGGTCATGGGCATCCTGACTCACGCCGCGCTGCCTGACAAGGGCATGACGATGGAATACACCGTGCTCGACACCGACACCACCACAGTCGGCAAGCAAACGGCCGAAGGCGCCAAGCTGCCGTTCGGCAAGCTGACCTTCGCCACAAAGTCCGTCAGCATCAACACGTATGGCGGCTATGGCAGCATCTCACGGCAGACCGTGGAACGCTCTCAGGTGCCCGCGCTCGACACCATGCTTCGCGGCCTCCGCAACGCCTACGCGAAGGCGACGGAAACCGCCGTGCGCGACTACTTGTACGCGACCATCGCCGCGCAGCGCGACGCGACCTCCAACGCCAACAAGATCGACGCGCCCGCCGCTCTTGCCGCTATGACCATCGACCAGTGGGCGGGCCTTATCATGGACGCCGCCGAACTCGCCGACGACCGTAACGTGTCCCTCACCCGATTGGGCGTGTCCAAGGACGTCATGACCGCGCTCATCAAGCTCAAGGACAGCGGCTCACGTTTCTTCGACCTCAGCGGCGACGGCTCCGACACGCTCGGCGACTTCGACCTCACCGGCATCGCCGGCCGATTCCTCCGCGTCCCCGTCCAGCTCCTCCCCAGCGCCCCCACCGGCACGGCATGCTTCATCGACCCCGAAGCGGTCACGGTATGGGAGAGCGGCGGCCCGACCCAGCTCAGCGACGGCGACCCCACCAATCTCACCGAGAATTACAGCATTTTTGGCTATCTTGCCGTGGCCGCGACGCTGCCCACGGGCCTGATCCCCGTCAAGTTCCCAAAAGTCTGACGCCCGCGGGACTCAGTGCTAGACCAGCCAGTCTAACCGTCACCGCGGGTGGAACCGCAAAAATCAAAACCACAATCACACCAGACACAGCGCCACAGACCGTGACCGCCACCACTGCCGGCACCGACCTTATCGACATCGAGGTGATCCAATGACCACCATCACCATCACCGGGAAACAACCGGGAAAAACCGACGTGACGATATCCAGCACCGTCAATCCAGCGGTAAAAACCGTCGTGCCCGTCACAGTGCTCTCCCGTAACCTGTTGTCTTATGGCCCCGCGTCGGGCAGCGGTTTGACCGCCACCGTTAACAGTGACGGGTCATTGCATGTCACCGGCACCGCCACCGGTCAATGGCGTGGCCTGTCGTGGACGTTCCCATGCCCGGTACATGGCACCGTGAAACTCAGCGGCACTAGTATCGCCGGTTTGAGCTTCAACATCAAGTGCCTCGACGCCGAGGGGCAGCAACTGGGAGACCAAATGAACTTGGGTAACAGTGTCATGGCAATCCCTGCCGGCACCGTCAGCCTGTTCCTCAACGTCATCTCCACCGAGGCCACGCCCACCGCGAAGGACGGCGACCTCCGAATCCAGTTGGAATCCGGTACTACCGCGCACGATTGGATGCGACCCGACAACACGAGC